TTAAGCTCTTTTTTCTTCAGCAGACAATCTCAGTTGTCGCTTAACTTCTGTGCTATCTCTAAACGATTCCATATCAACTTTAAATGATAGGTTCTTACCAATTATCAATTTGATTTGATCATTTTTGCTTTCTTCTACACCAGGTGCAAAAATATTAGCAAGATAAATTCTTAATTGTTCCAACATAAAGCCTCCTTAGTAGATGCTAACAATGGACTTACACATTTATACAAATATACATTTGTTTAAATGTTTACCGTGTAATAAATATAACTGACGGTATCGTCACTTACAACAAAACTGTTGTTTTGAATTGCCGTGAATTGCCTTGAATTGCCGTGAATCGCCATGCGTAGCGCGCCAGCGCTACATAGAATATTTAGTTATATATCTCTGTGTTTTTAGTGGAAAAATATGAATTCAATACATTTTTAATACTTAACTAATACTTTTTTAATATTTATCGTATTCGATTATGGTTCACCTTGTTAAAACATGAACGATAAATTAATGTATATACCTACACATATTATGGAAAATAAAAGGAATAAATATGATCAAGGTCGGAACTTGGGTGCTCGGGGTGTTATCACTTATATCAGTAATAATGTATTTTGATTTAGGCGATCGTATATCAGGTGTAATTTGTATGTTTGCCGCTGGGTTTTTCTTCCCGCCAGTGCTTAACAAAATAAACAAAACAAACAAAGAAAAGGCCGAATCAAAGGGCAAAACACATAAAGACATAACCCAAAAATCAGCAGTTATATTTGGCATTATCCTATTGGCCATTGCTGCTATTTTAAGTAGCGGTAGTAATACTGAAACTAATAACAACACACAAAGCATACCTACAGAACAAACCCAAGAGCGCAAGCAGTTAAAACCAATAGATTTAATTTATCAATTAAAATCAAAAGTTGACGAGCTAGACTATTGGTTTAAAGGGTCATTCAAAGAGAGCGATAAGCTAAGATTTTATGACGTAAAAAAGAATTACGATAAACAGTTAGATGTTATCTGCAGCGACTTTGATAGGTTAGTAGAAAATACAGGCAATCTTAATAGTGAATATTATGATGAAGCACTCGCTTGCAGTAACTTTGAGTTAAGCCTTGTTCACGTAATTCAAAATTTAAATCACGGTACATATGCAGAAATACCAAAATTAAGACAGAAACTTGAACCAGCCTACCAAAACTTAAAGCAACAAGTAGATGAAGAAATAAAACGATTAAATAACAAGTAAATAATAAGCCCGCTAAATGCGGGCTTTTTATTATGCTGTTTTTTGGCTATTGGCGGGTTTGCTTGCGCGGGCGTCAATCACAGGCTTTAAGTCTTTTAGCAACAATTTACCGCAGTCGTTAATATCAATCTTTTTATCTGGGTTTACCCTAAACCAATCAAGATGAAAGAACATCATTAACGATTTAATTGAAGTATCAATAAATTGCTTTTCAAACTCTTCTTCATTTAATAAACCTTGCTCACTGATGAAATCACCTGGCGCAATTTGCCCAAGCTCAGGGTTTGTTTCATCTGTGAATAGCCACATAAAGTACATTTTTGTTTTTGGATGGTTAGCTATTTTCTTAATCGTGTTGCCGCTTGGCTCATTTCCTAACTCGTAACGCTTGTAACCACTAAGGCCAATATCGAGCATTTCAGCAAATTTAGCTTGTGAAAAACCCATTGATTCACGAATTAGTTTTAGTTTGATACCAATATTTGTTGACATGGTTTTAAATCGATCCTATATTTGGTTTGAGTTTGATACCAAAACTCATATATTGGTTTGTAATTTTAATTATCATTTAAAAAAATGAACTAATTTAAAAGATTAGCACATAAATGGTTCATTTAGGAACCAAAGAAAAATTCTTAGGGGTCAATATGGATACTGAAAAATACAGAAAAAACTTACAGGGTGAAATAGTTGGCCCTGATGAAAAGTTCTTAAAGCGCGATCAAGTAATGGAGATGTGCAGTATTTCACATTCGCATATTTACTACTTAATGAATAAAGGCATGTTTCCTAAGTCACAGCGAATTGCAAATTGTAGCGTTGTTTGGCTTGAGTCAGACATAAATTTATGGCGTTCAATGAACACTAAACATTTCTTTGCCGAGTACGGCGAGCAAATTAAGGCACAAAAATTAGGTGAAGGCGCAGCCGCATGAACATGACCTTTGCACTTTTAGCGATATACAACACCCCAGCGGTGCCGCTTAAAGACATTTGTGAGGAATATTTAGGCCTTAAGTTTAAAACAGCCGAACAAAAAGCAAAGGCAGCGCAGTTACCTATACCCACATTTAAAATTCGCGACTCAGAACGTGCACCCACAATGGTAAACGTAAACGACCTAGGTGCGTATTTACAGGCCCGTTACGACGCAGCCCAAAAAGAATGGCAAAGCGTTAATAACTAGGAGCAAACAATGAGCACATATCAAGTATTTGACCAAAACACGTATAACGCATTACCTAACTTAGCTGCCAAAGCTGAGTATTTACTTACGTGCCAAATAAGCACCAAAGAAGCCGTTAATTGTAAATCAGTTGAATTTGAACCGTGCTTACAAGCCTTTATTGGCGAGTTGCCATTACCTATTTACTGCCACGGAAACGAAAACCAAACCATACAGCAAGCCGTGTACTGGTTAAAAACGCACGCACTATCGCAGCCAAAACCACAACAGCAAACACAAGGAGTATAACCATGGCTAACGCACTTATTAAACAAATTGATAACGCACAACCAGCCCCACTAAAAGCGGTAAAAGGGCGCCACATACCAAAAGGCCTTGCTGAAATAAAAGCGCTAATGAGCGATAGAACGCGCACACCTGGTTATTTATTCAATGCCGTTTTAACTGATCAACAACGAAAATTAGTGTGTATTGCTGCAGGACTTAAACAACGCCATATAGAAATGAGCTTTTATCAATTTAATTTGCAAGAGCGTGATGCAGTGCGCAAAGGCATTTTAGCACTGCAAGACATTGTTGCCGCTTTTACAGATGCAAACTTACTTGGCCGTGAAAACTTCGAAAGGACCCCGCCTAAGTTTGATGTTCTTCCGCATTTAGTTGAACAGTCAAAAACTGATTCACAAACACACTAAGGATTGATCATGAGCTCAACTAATCGCGGAACCCAGCGCAATGCAGATGATTACTACGTAACACCGCATTGGTTAATTGAAGATTTTTTAGCAGCGTTTAGCGAAAACTGCCGCTTTAATTTTGACGAACAAGCATACCCGTTAATGTTAGACCCAAGCGCAGGCGGCTGCGACAAGTACGAAATGAGCTACCCAACCGTACTAGAAAAACACGGCTTTACTGTAGAAAGCTGGGATATTCGCGAAGACTCACGCGCTAATTTAAAAGGTGTTAATTTTTTAAACGTGCCCAGCGCTTTATTGCCGAAATACGACATGCTCATCACAAACCCACCGTTTAACGTAGCACAAGAATTTACAGAACATGCGCTTGAAATGGTTAAAGAGGGCGGTTTAGTAATTATGCTGCAACGCCTTAATTGGTTAGGTAGCCAAAAGCGAAAACCTATGTGGCAAAAACTACCATTAGCCGCCGTTTATGTTCATAGTAAACGCCCAGGCTTTGACCCACAAAAACCAAGTAAAACAGATTCAACCGAATACGCCCACTTTGTATTTTGCAAAGGCCATGAACTGGCCTCTGAACTTTTCGTAATTTAACACCCAAAAACAACACCCAAAGGACTACTAAAATGAACACAATCAAAGACCAAGATCTATCTAAAAATCAGCTATTAGTTAAAAACATTGTTGAGCATGCGGTAGACCAAGCCAACTTTACTATTAAAAATTTAGGCAAGCGCTCTACCGTTGCCATGCTAATGGAGTGCGAAAACTGCCTAACTGACTTTATGCCAGTGGTCAAACTTATTGCTGATGACTACATTGAATACGCGCCAATTTACGACCAAATGTGCGCCGCAATTGATGCCGTTCAAATAGGTGAAGATTTAGTTGAAATAGAGTTTGCCGAATAAATGGCTAACCCTAAGCGACTCGACCTACAAGCCCTTAGACTATCTGGTATAGCTAAGGGTTTAATTTCGTCTATTAGCGATATTGACGACCGCAACTTTTTAGCGCGTGGCCTGCAAAATGTGCCAGTGCCTTTACAAAGTCGTATGGCCCGTAAATACATAGACCGCTATAACCAAAAAAAGGCGGGTAGCCAATACCGTGCTAATACATGGTTACGCCGCACCATTGCCCGTTTAAAACCGCGCTTTGGCGTACTGTTTAGTATTACTCAAAATATGCCATTGCCATGGCATATTTTAAGCAGTATTGAAAAAACCAAAAAACACGCAGGCACACTCGCTATGGAGTGCGTGCAAATAACGCTTGATGTAAGCGAAGAAAACCAACACCTACCGTACGAAAAAATAATATCGCTAACCTACGATGCAATAGCCACGCATGCCAAAGCCTTAGGTGCTAATGTGCCATTTTACACCATGCGCGACGACAACTTGCCAACCGAGTGTTACGAAATAGCACTGCTAAAAATGCAGTGTGATAGGTGGTGGGCTCGCCAATTAAAAACTATTCGCCGCCAGTTTTTAGAGTTACTAGAAATTGCCACAGGCCAAGTAGGCAAAGATTTATACCACGATAAAAAAAGCAAAAAGTTTAAACGCCGTGGCATTAGCCCTTACTCGTCAAAACAAGCACAGCGCGAATTTAACTTTGCCCAAGCCAGTGGCCGTCAGTTCCTAGAAATGATGGAACTGCAAAGCAGCGACGGCGACGTAATAAGTTTAATAGAAGCAGTAAAAAGCGGCATGGCAAACCCTGCCAACCGCCGAAACGAGTTAATGTTACGCATACGCGAAACCGAAGAGCTAGCCGACGAAATGGGCTATGTAGGTGTGTTTTACACTATTACGTGCCCGTCACGTTTTCATGCAAACTCAAGTAAATGGCACGGCGAAACCCCAAAAGATGCACAAAACTACTTAACGCAAACATGGGCGCGTGCCCGTTCTAAGTTAAACCGCCGTGGCCTTAAATACTTTGGTGTGCGTGTAGTTGAGCCTCATGCTGACGGTTGCCCGCATTGGCACATGATGCTGTTTATGCCAAAAAATAAACTGCAAGAAGTGAATGCTATTTTGCGTTGGTACTTTATTCAAGAAGATAAAACAGAGCTTTACGATTATTACGGCCCTGTGCAAACCCGCGCAAAAGTAGTAAACGAATGGGTAGATATAAACACCCATGGCGTACACATTAAAACCGTCGAAAAATGCGTGAGCTATCGCGCAGGCACTAAAAAAAGTGAGCTGTTTAAAACTTACAAACAAAAGCGCCGCGAGTGGGGCCTAAAAAAAAGCCAAGGCAAAAAAGCCAAAGCGCCTAGTAAATTTTATCGTACTTTTAGCCCTCGCTTTGACGCCATAAAAATGGATAAAAGTAAGGGCAGCGCAGCCAGCTACATTGCTAAATACATCAGTAAAAATATTGATGGCTACCAATTAAGCGACCATGAAGATGCCGAAACAGGCGAAAACCTGCAAGAGCAAGCTAACCCTGTTTTAGCCTGGGCTAGTACATGGAACATTCGCCAGTTTCAATTTCAGGGCTCACCAAGCGTCACCGTGTATCGTGAATTGCGCCGCATGCCTAAGGGCAAAACAATAAGTGACGAAACCATAGAGCCTATTCGCCACGCTGCAGATACCGCGAACTGGAAAGACTACGTAAAACTCCAAGGCGGTATGTGTATAGGCCGTGCTGCTAATTTCAAATCAATGTACGAAGACACACAAATGGGCAACGACTACGCCGAAGTAGTACGCCGCATAAAAGGCATTGTTACCAATGTGAGTATTGAATCAAAGCTTCATCGCATGATTAACAATGTTTATAACGTTACCATTGAAACGAGCCTTAAAACTCGCCTAGTAGAATGGACAAGGCAACTGAAAGGCACAGCCGAAAAACTCAATGCTAAGGATAACACCAACGTCGGCGCAGCCGACCTATCTTGGACTAGTGGTAATAACTGTACGCCTATAGCCGCAGGGTCTAGGGCTGAGTTGTTACTCGATATGATGGGCACCTCAAAAAGTGACGTTGATGAAGTAATAAAGGATCTAAATAGCGGAAAAAGGATCAGCCGAAATGGTCAAATTTACCAAATACGAGACGGCCAACTTCAAGTTTTAAATGTTGATGAGCAAATAAAGCATGATCAGCGCTTAGCTATTGAGTCATTGGCTAAAACATATTCACAAAAAGCAGGTAGCTGGCACATAACTGAAGCCCATTGGCAACAAGCCCGCGAGTATGTAGAGCTTGCTTATAAATACGCGCAGCTTGACGGGCGCAACACACCAAATAATACCCATATACAAAACGGTCTAGTCACTATTGGCGACTGGGACCTAGTTACTTTAGTAAAACAAGGCAGCGCATCAGCAATCAGCGATAACGATTGGTGGGCACTGGATTTAATGGCGTAGGGTGTAGAAATATTAATTATTTTGAAAATGAGGTGTATGCTGATAGCTTAACCAGGCTACTATTTGTAAATAAAATTTGATGATTGGAAAGGAAATCACATTGGGAAAAAAATTCACATATCACTTTTATGAAGAGAAAGTAAAATTTATAAGTGATGAAACACTCAGTATAAAAGGTAGGCTCTTATATTTATCCGCAATATTATTCTTTTTATCTAATTATCTTGAATTTAAAATATCCTCTGTGTTTGGTATAAGATTTGGTGATAATCAGTACATAGAAATGTCTTATGTAGCTTACTTCTTATTAGCTTCAGTCCTTTATAATTTATTTTCTTTTAGGCACAAGTATTCCGAAGATAGAATTTCACAAGTTAAGATAGAGAAGAATTATAGTAGCCAAGAGATTGGTGATGCTAAAGCGAAAGGTGAATTAATCCAAGATCAGGTATTTAATTTCTCTGAGCTTGAAAAATATAAACCTCCTTCAGCGGAAAGTTATAAAGAGGCTTTGGACAGCTTTGAAAAAAATATAGATGAAAAACTTAATTCCTTTTTTGAAAAATGCAAAGATACCCTTCAACATTATGAGCTAGACCACTCTTATAAGTTAATTGATGAACTAAGCTTTATTAGTGTAAATGTGTCGGAAAACCCTTTGTTTGACAAACATCGCAAAAATTATGTAGCGTTAGCTAGATATAAACATACAATATCATCAATAGAAAATGATGTAGATAAAATTTTGAGAGAGTTAAAAGATGAGTGTTTAAAAAAGCTAGATGTTTGTTTAGATCCAGAAATTTTCAGAGAAGAGTTAAAAATTAAAGAAGAAAATTTCCAAAAAAGTATTGAAGACCTGCAGCTTGCTTTAAATAGACGTTCAGTTAAAGTAAATAAAAAACATTTCATAAACTATACAATCCCTTTGGGATGTAGCTTAGTCAGCATGTGTTGGGTCATTATTAACTTGATTTGCTTTTACTTGAAAGATATTTTTGACTACAACTTACTAATCGGTAGTGGAAGTTTTTACTTTTTATCAGGTTTGGTCAGTTCCTTTTAGTTTGTACTATGATTAATATAGACTGACTTTTTTATGGTTAGAAGTCGGTTTAGACTTATTAAATATTAATTTGTAAACCCACATTGTGGGTTTTTTCATGCCTGTAATAAAGTAAGGTCTAAAGCCCAATTAACTCTAATTGTTCTTTACGCGGTAGGTTTTTAATAAGCGATGCGGCCAATTGCGCAGTGGTTTTACATGGTGGATTTAAGAAGTGATCAAACGATTGGGTAATACGGAACGTAGCCCCGCATTCGCGAGTGTTAGTGCACGAGCAATATAAATTAACCACATGCGCACTTTGCTTTTCACGTGAAGTAATTGTTGCTTTAGCTTCGCAATTTGGACAAGTAACCCGCGCCATAATAACTACCAATCGTTAATAAAATACACTGTTATTATATACAGCTCATTAGTCCAGGGCAAACTACTAGTTGACCATCGTTTGAAAGTTAAAAGAGGTTAAAATATCACTTTCACTAATTCTGAGCGTTACATATACTTTTATAAATATGTGTAACAAGATAATACATAATAAGTAGATAATATTAATCAACCAATTCTGAGCTTTAATGGAGATTTATATGGAAGTAAAAAAAGATGGTGATAGAGTTATTTTTATTCATGAAATACCTGACGATTCTAACTCCCCTGTAGTTGAATGTTATATTGATGATAAGATAACCCCTTTTAGAGTAATAGAGCACCCAGAAGCTAGTCAACATGCAAGATGGCAGTTAATTACAAAAGAACTTGAGTTTGCTGAAGCTCAACTTATTATAGCTATCAAGAGAATGACAGCCCCAAACAATTTAATTTACCTTGATAGAAGAAATGAAGCAGGAGTAATAATCAAAGCGCTTATAGATTCTGCGATTGTCGGTTATATAAAATGCTTTAATCAGACTAAAGGGAGAAAAGTAAAACTTGAGGTTCGTAATTTTTTTAATAAGGAAAAGGGTTTAAATTATTTACAGCTGCATAATTTAGTAAAAGATTTACGTAATGAAAATATAGCACATGCAGGTATTTCAAAGAGTGAAGGGAGTCTTATGATAGCTACAATTGATCCAAACCCTAGAATAGGGGTTTCATCAAAAGCTATATTCGCTCATACATCTTTTACTATTCCTAGTTTAGAATTTATGAAGTCTATGCTCGAATTAGTTCGTTATGTATTAAGCCAACATTCTAATGACTTACAAGTTAAACTGGATGCATTTTGTCAAAAAGCAATAAATGACCCCAAGAAATATAAATTAGAAGATATTTACTAGAATAAGCTCCTAACAAGTCATTAATAATAGTTGGCATTTTTAAACCTCAGTTCAGTAAGGCCAACTATTTTTTACTATGTGTTATATTTAAAAACTTGGCTCTAAATCAAAATTAAGCTGTAACTTACTGCCAATTTCAGGGTCCCTTGCTACTTCATCACTCATTAATTTAATAAGCGGTTTAGTCTCGTTTTTAAAATACATAGCATCATATTTAGTCGGGTCGCCAAGGCCTGCATTGTTGGCCGGAATAATACCCGCCAAGCCCGGTGGAAAACGATGGGCGTTGAGTATATCTTGCGCCGATACGTTTTTAACATTCATAAACTCGTCTTTACTTTCAAAATTACCTACAGGGATAATCTGCAAACCCTTTTCTTTACCGTTGGGTATGTTTACAAAGAGTGAGCGGAAGTTACCCACGCCCTTTGAATCTTGAATTTTCTCTTTTATATCGTCTTCAACGTCAGGGTCTAAGTTAGGATCAGTCGCGTACATAATAAAGCCCATGTGCGCACCGTTTAAAAAGTATTTACGGCGGAACAAAGTCGCGTCTTCATTTAATAACGTAGCTTGTAAACCGCCTAAGTAATCGGCCAAACCATACACTTGCTGCACGGGGTCGTACTGGCGAACCCAAATAATGTCGCGCTTTTTATATTTTTTAACTTGGCTATTGCGCTCAAGCACCACTGCGCCACCATCACCGCCAACGCGGGTACGATAACTAGGCAGCGGAAACAGCCTTACAATTTGCCCAAAACCATTGCGTATTTTAAGTAGTGCCACATCACCAAATTGCACCAGGTTTAAAAAGCCTGCTTGCACTTGCTGCGCACTCATACCACCACTAATAAAACGACTTGCTGCCATATTGGCACGGCTTTGCACTATGCCGCCGTGCTGGGCATTTCGGCGGGTTAAGTTGGCTAATAAATGGCGGTCTACAGGTGGTTCCCAATACTGGTCGGTATCGTTATAAAATAGCGAGTCGTAATCGGTTAGCCACATGTCGGGCATTACTTGCTCAGGCAAGCCAAACACAACGGGCGCATTTTGTTTATTTTGTTGATCGTGCGGCTGGTCAGTTAACTGCTCAGCGTTTTGGTCTAATTCTGCATGGTCCATCGTGATTTTCTCTTATGTGCATGGTTAAGGGGTTCGTTAATAACAGCGTGGCTAATAGCAAAAAATACGTCTGCATGGCCTATAGTGTTATCGCGGCTAGCTTTAAAGGTTATGGCGCCGCCCGAGTCGGTACTGGTGCGGCGTATTGAAAGGCAGCTCATAGCAATGTCTTTATGGGATGCATCCCATTCAAGTCGGCCACCCTCAATAAGGTCTATCATTTTAAGTACTAAGCGGGTTTTGCTGCCTACGCTGTAATGTATGGCGGTGGCTTCACGTGGGTACAGCGTGCTTATTGAGTCAAACACCCCCGCGCCAATGCCTGTGGTATCTACACCAATATAAGTAACGCGGTATTTGGCGTAAATTTTTTGAATTTCGCTAACGTGGTGCGAAAAGTTCATACCGCGCCAATAGTGTTTTTCAAGTATTCTGAATTTTTCACCGGCTTTTTCTGGTGGGGCTACTACCACTAAAGCGGCGTTATCGCGAGTACGCGAGGGGTCGTAACCCAGCCATACCTCACGGTTACCAAATGGTTGTGCAGCGTTGGGTTTGTGGTCTTGCCAGCGGGTGGCATCAACCATGGCTTTTTCAAGGTCGCTGAATTTAAATATACTGTCGGCATCGTCCACAAAAATGCACATGAACAGGTTATTAAAATCATCGGCGTTGTATTCGTCGCGCAGCTCGTCAATGTCGAATAATTCACAGCCACCGCGTAGGGCATCTTCAATGGTAACTACATAGCGCCATTGTTTATCGGGGCACAGCCTGCCGTCATCGCGTAATTCTACAAAGGTAGGGAACTCAATTTCTTCGCGTTCAGCGCGGCCTTGTCGCCAATGATCACCCGTCCAAAAAGTATAAGCAGGGTGCGCTTTAGTTGAAGGGGTCGAAAAATACGTTTTACGCCACTTTTTGTGCGTGGCCATGGCGCTGGCTAGTTTGTTTAGCTCGTTAAACTTACCAATCCAAAAGTATTCATCTACATAAACATGGCCGTGGTAACTTTGCGCCGTTTTGCTGTTGGTACTTAAAAACCTTAATTCAGCATCACCATGGGCAGTGTGCAAAGTAATAGGGTTACCGTTTAGCTCAATTTCAAAAAATTCTTGCGCAATAGCAATTATATAACTGCGAAACACCTCAGCTTGTGCACGACTCGCAGACAGGAATATTTGTGGGTCGCCCGTTAAAACCGCATCTTTAAACGCTTCACCTGCAAAATAATACGTTGCCCCAATTTGGCGGCTTTTTAAAATATTACGAATACGTTGATGCAAGTTTTCGTGCATCGTTTTTTGATACCCAAAGAGTGAGTCGTACCAGGTGCCAAAGTCTTCAGCGGTTAAATGGCTAACATCATTTTTACGCTTACGGCCTTTGCTTTTCTTACTGTCGTTACCGCTGCCTTTATTACCTTGGTTATTGCTACCTTTATTATTAGTCGGTTGAGGATCATTAGCCTGGGCTGCTTTTTCGGCTAGCTGGACGCGTTGCTTTTTAAGCTTAACGTGCTTTTCTATCAGCATGTCGAGCTCTTTTATTTGGTTGCCTGTTTTATCGCTTACGTCGGTGAGTATTAAAATACGCCTTGCAATAGCTTCGTCTACGTCTTCTTCGCGCAGCATATCGCGCCAATTGTATTTATCGGCCCAATAGTAAATCACACGGTTATTTGGTAGCCCCAGTTCCGCGCGTATTTCGTCGGGGGTGTGGTGGCGCAAATAAAGCCGTTTTGCTGCTTCGCGTATTTCAGATGAATAAGCCATTGCTTAATATAAGTGCTCATAAAATTAGTAACTAGGCATAGTGTATTGGTTTACAATAAGCTTATAACCGCATAAAAACCCTCACTTTTCCTAAAACCTCAATCTAGGAATTACCAAAAAGCTAACCAATGTATTCAGCCTTTTTTTATAGTTATGCTGCGTTTAAATATTAAGTAACGCGGTAAGCAAGTAATGGCAAAGCAATCAGGTTGGGTAATTGCAGCAACAGAAGGCGCAACGGTAGACGGCCGTATTATTTCAAAAGAATGGATTAATCAAATGGCCGCATCGTATTCAGTTGACGAATACACCGCGCTTATTTGGCCTGAGCATTTTCGTTCAAGTTGGGGCCCAAGCGAAGGTAAAAACTGGGGCACTGTTGACGAAGTAAAAGCCGCTAAACAAGGTGGTAAATTACGCCTGTTTGTAAAAATTACCGCTAACGACTACCTGCTTGCTGCCAATAAAGACGGCCAAAAGCTGTTTATGTCGATTGAGCCTAACCCCGATTACAAAAGCGAAGGGCGTTGTTATTTACAAGGCCTTGCCGTTACCGACTCGCCAGCCAGTTCTGGCACCAGCCGCTTAAAATTCTCTATTGGTGATAATGAAGCTGATCACGAATATAGCCAACTCGAAACGCTACAACACAGTGACTTTATTACCACCGATAGCGAACCAAGCAACCCCACGCCAAGCGATAAACAATCAAAATTTATGAATTTGTTTGCCCAAATGGCAAGCCTATTTTCTAGTGATCAGCAGCCAGCCGATCAGCAAGATGAAATCACCGAGGAAGACACCATGAAACAAGAACAGTTTGACGCCCTAATGGGCAAGTTTGAAGGAATAGAAGCCAAGGTGACTGACCTTGAAACTAAATTCAGCAAGCCTGAAGGCGAAGGAACCACGCCAGCCAAAAAGCCAAAAACCGAAGAGCCCGAAGGTGAAAAGCCCGAAACAGGTGTAACCGCTGAGCAATTTAGCCAGTTAATGGAAAAAATGGACGGCTTTGGCAAAAAGGTTGACGGCATCGAGACCAAATTTAATGCCCTTAGCCAAGAGCAAGGTGGCCAAGAGCCATACCCAGTAGGCGGCGAAACCGTAGACCTGGTTTAAACAAACGCTTAACCACGTTTACTTTTATTAATGCATAACAGAGCGAGATAACGCATGCACTTAAATCAAACAGCCGCTGGGTTTTTAAAAACATACTCGGTGCAAGTAGCAAAATCATTTGGTGTGGACGACGCATCACATAAATTTGCCATTTCAGACCCAATGGAAACAAAGCTACGCGCTGCGCTTTTAGAGTCGGTCGAGTTTTTACGCATGATCACCACCATGCAAGTGGACCAAATTAAAGGTCAAGTTGTAAAAGTAGGTAACTACGGTATTGCAACAGGGCGTAAAGCCGGTGGCCGTTTTACATCAAGCCAAGGCGTTGACGGCCATACCTATGAACTGACCGAAACTGATTCGTGCTCAGCAACAACATGGGCGTTGTTATCTACATGGGCCAATGCCGGTAATTTAAACGAGTTTATGAAGCTGATTAACCAAAACGCCACGCTACGTTTTGCACTCGACATGCTGCGCGTTGGTTTTAATGGTGTATCAGCTGCTGCAACATCAGACCCAATTGCCAACCCAAATGGTGAAGACGTAAACAAAGGCTGGCATCAAATCGTTAAAGAAAAAGCGGCTGACCAAATTGTTACCGACCCTGTGTATTTTGACCCAGACGGTGCAGGCGATTACAAAACGTTAGACGCCATTGTTACCGAGCTTAAAAATACGCTTATTCACCCATCATTACGTAACGACCCACGCCTAGTTGTATTAGTAGGTAGTGACCTTACTGCCACTGCGCAAACGCACATGATGAACCAAGCCGACAAGCCAAGCGAAAAAGTAGCCGCACAGCAAATGGATAAAAACATTGGTGGTATGCGCGCATACACGCCACCGTTCTTCCCGGGTAAACGCATTGCAGTAACCATTTTAAGCAACTTGCATATTTATACGCAAAAAGGCACGGCGCACCGTAAAGCAAAAGACGAAGAAGACCGCAAGCAATACGAAAACTCGTACTGGCGTAACGAAGGCTACGCAATCGAAGAGTTTGAAGCGTATGCCGCAGTTGACGAAAGCGCTATGAATATCGGCCCTAACCCAGCTTAATCATTAATTGCTAGGCCTAACCGCCTAGCATTTACGCCATTTATTAAAAGGTAACAATGCCATGAGTGCCATTGCTAATTTTAAAAAACGCCGACTTGCTTCAAAAGCCAAAGGCGAAACCAAAGCTACAACGGGTAATGCACAAATCACCATTACTCCAGATAACTCCGCGCTTAAATTGCTCGCGCAGTTGCTAGGTTGTGACGAATCAAAAGCGATTGAAACCGCGCAACAATACGTTGACCAAAACATTAAATTTTTTGATTTAGGTTTTGATCCTGCCGCTGAAGGCGAAGACAAAACCGCTGTTGTATACGCGCTTGATGAAAAAGGCAACATTGAAAGCGTTGACGTTTCAAACGTTGAAGATGCAACCGACGAGCTAAACGAAAGCATAGACAGCGCAAGCAATGCTGCAGGTGACATTGAAAGCGCCGCAGATAAAGCAAGCGATGCTGCCAGCGATTTAGCCTACCAAGCCGACGATATTAATGCCGCTAATAGCGACTTAAAAGACACGGTTGAAGAGCTAAAAAAGCCGTCGGCGGCGCAAGAATCCTCCAATTCAAAGAGCAAAACCAAGCAAAAAAACAGCTCGAAAAGGTAAGCCTAACAGGCTCAGGGAAATACGCCCCAAGCCTGCACTTACAGCTTATTGAATTAGAAGACGACTTAAAACGCTTAAAAAGCTATGTAACCCGCGCCGACAAAATAGCCCACAAACGTGATGTGTTATTGCCAAAGTGGTTGCCAATAGTTGATGAATACTTGATTAAAAAGGGTAAACAGAATGAAGACAATCCTATTTTTGCTTATTGCACTGTGTGGTTATTTGATATTGGCGACCTCAGCCGTGGCATTGAGTTTGGCTTTAGAGCCATTGAAATCAATCAGCCCATGGCTAGCAGCATACGTCGCCAGTGGCCTGGTTTTATTGCCGACACTGTTTTTGATTGGGCAAGCACCCAAGCTGAAAAAGGCAACAGCATTGAGCCGTATTTTGGCCAAGTGTTTAGCTGCGTTGCAAGCACTTGGAAATTACCTGAGCAAGTTACCGCTAAGTACTACAAGTTTGCAGGCCTTGCGTTACTGCGCAGTAAAAACGGTGATGTTTCGCCATCGCATGTCGGCGACGTTCAGCGGCTCCAACAAGCCGATGGCTACTTAGCCAAAGCCGCAGAGCTACATAAACACGCAGGCGTTAAAACAGTACGAAACAAAATAGCCATGAGATTAAGAGCCATTGCCGAGCTAAACGCCCAGTAATAGCCATTACTCCCAACCCTCCAGTGCACTAGCCGAGCGTTTAACAGGCGACTGTTAATAACCGCGTCGACGCTAACTGCACTGAACCCTATTTATTGAAACGAAAGTAAAAGGTATGTGGTATGTCATTTGGATTTGAAGCAACAGCACAAAACAGCATTGAAATAGATGCTGTAAGCGGCTGGCCAGTGCTAAGCACTGGCGAGTTTCGCGATCATCGCCGCATACCAGAATTTTATGAAGAAACGGTAATAGCTGACTCATTAAACCGCAGCGCATTAGAAGTACAACAACAAATACTTAAATACATTATGAAAGACAACATGGATGTTGCTTTCACCCAAACAAACGGCGTGCCTAACTTTAGCGCCGCACAGCAAAGCGTTTACCGTGGCGCCGTGTATGCCCGTTCGCATAGCGATTTAATGGGTTACTTTTCAGCGGTTGACCAAAAAGACGCGGGCAACAACAAAGCCGATAGTGTTGATCAGCAAGATGCGATATTAGCGCAGTCTAACCGCAGCATTCGTTTACTGCTTGGCCTTGGCCGCGGCGGAGTGCATACACTATGAGCCAAACTATTACCCAATTGCAGCAACTAACCGACTTTTTAAACACCAGTTTAAAAGGGGCTATTCACACCAACAACATAGATGCCTGGCAAGAACGTGGCACTTTAATAATAAGCGGTGAAGACAAAGGCCAAGAGGGTTACGCAGTTGCTAAGTGGAAACATACCGCCGTAATTGCAATAGAAAAATTCCCGCACCGCAAAGTTAACCCTTATAACTTACTTGCGATGGTGGGCGCCTTTTTAATCGATAGCAGTTGGCCACGTGACGAATACGGGCTAGACGACCCTGAAATAGACATTGATGTTGTAAGTAAAGACAACGCCACCGTGTTAATTGACGTGCAACTGATTGACGACATAGAGCTAATACCCGATGAAAACGGCCCTGTTTTATTTAACGGTGCGCGTTATTACGTATCGCTGGCGCCAATTAGTGTGGCCGAAGATGTAGACATAGATATTAAGGGGCAATCATGAGTTTAGTGATCACCCCAAATAGCAAACAAGCGCTCAGTGCAAAGCACCAGTTGCAGCTATTAGCATTGCCAGCAGGTAAACGTGTGCGCGTACTTAAAACGCTAGGTCGTTATGAGCGAAAGCTCGCCCGCCAGCGAATACGTGCACAAAACACCGTTGAGGGTAATAAGTTTGCAAGTCGCACTGATGGCAAAAAAACCAAAATGCTTAAACGCATGGGTAAAACACTAGAGCCCTACGTAAAAGGCGGTAAGCGCTTAGAGCTTAAACATAAAGCCGGGCTTACTGGGCGTATTGCGGCTCTTCACCAAGAAGGCGGCAGCGAGCAAATGACCTCAACACGCATGAGCCGTATTCATGGCAAGCCAGATTACAAAGCACCGTGTACACGTAGCCAAGCAAAAGCATTGGCAGCCGAGGGTTATAAAGTACGCAGAGCAAAAGGTAAAGGCTATCGCCGCGCAACAATAAAAGAAATTGCAGGGAGCTTAACCCATGGCAAAGCCACATTAGTGTTAAGTGAATTACGCGGCCAAAAAAGCCGTAAAAGCTGGCAAATACCTGTAAAGGCGCGCCCATTTTTAGGCGATACCACCGCGAACGTGCAAGCGCAACTAGCCACAATTTTAAACCAACTCAATAAACGAGGATAAACCCAATGTCACTAGGTAAAGTGCAAGTTAACAATCTGAATTTAGGGCAAGGCGACATCCAAGGTGTTGAACGACACTTTTTGTTTGTTGGCCGTGCTGGTAACGCAAGCGAAGAAAGCCAATTGTTTAGCGTAGGCGCTCAAACAGTATTAGCCGACACCTTTGCAGACAGCCCATTGCTTGAAATAGTAAAAGCCGCGCAATTAAATGCAGGCCAAAACTGGACTGCAGCGGTTTACCCACTGGCCGAAGGTGAAAGCATTACCGATGCCATTGACCGCGCCAACGAAGTACAAAGCTTTGAAATGGTTGTTGTATGTGATGAGCAAACAACCAGCGCAGGCTTAACCGATATTCACGACCACCTAACATCATTGCAAGCGACATTAGGCCGCTTTGTATCAGCATTAGTTGCCGTGCCAGGTATTGATGTAGCTACACAAACATGGTCGCAATATGAAGCCGCAACCATTGCACTGCAAGCTGATATTGCCGCGCACTTAGTGGTACCCGTACCAAAGTTACACGCTAATAACGTAGGCGTATTAGCAGGGCGACTATGTGACCGCAGCGTAAGTATTGCCGACAGCCCAATGCGCGTAGCAACAGGCAGCGTATTAGGTTTAGGCGATGCACCGGTTGATACGAACGGCGACCCCCTATCACTTGCCACGCTAGAAACACTAGCAAATAACCGCATGAGCGTACCGCAGTGGTATAGCGATTTTGAAGGCACTTATTGGAGCGATGCACAAACGCTAGATGCTGCAGGTGGCGATTACCAATACCTTGAGCATTTACGCCCTGTGCATAAAGCCAGCCGCGAAGTACGTGTGCTTGCCATTCGCCGTATTGCCAACCGCGCCCTTAACTCAACACCAAACAGTATTGAACTAAACAAGGCGTATTTTATGCGCCCACTACGCGCCATGAGCAAAAGCACCACTATTTTAGGCATGCAGTTCCCTGGTGAAATACAGCCACCGATTGAAGGCGACATAACTATTGTATGGACCAGCAATAAAAGCGTGGTTATTTACATGGTGCTGCGCCCGTACAACAGCCCAAAAGAAATTACCGTAAATATTTTGCTTGATTTAAGCAGCAACTAGGAGCACTCACCATGCGTTTATCAGGAATGAATTTTAACGTGAACTTGGGCGATATTATGGTCCAAGTTGACACCGCTTCACTGGCTATTACCGACAACAGTGCGGTAAGCCAAACCAGTGGCGTACCCGATGGCTCAGTTGATGGCGATGTATCGGCCAGCGGCGAACTGTCGGTTAACGCGAGTAACTTTGCGCTTATATCGGATGCTGCAAAAAGCGCCGGTTCGTGGCGTGGTATGGAACCGTTCGACATTATGTTTTACGCCAAAACCAGCCAAGACGAAATGAAAGTAGAAGCCTTTGGTTGCCGCATTAAGCTAAGCGACATTTTAGACATAGACAAAAAAGGCGGCAGCGCCAGCCTGTTTAAAATTCCGTTTGATGTAACCGACCCGGACTTTGTAAAAATTAACGGTGTGCCGTACCTGCGCCCCGACGAAATTGAAAACATAGTGCAATAAGGTAGTTAGTAAATGGATGATCTAGACCACCTAACCATTGCACAGGAACGCGCCGATCAGCAGTTTATTGATCAGCGCCTAAAACGACTTAACAACGCCAATAAAATCAGTGCAACGGATTGCATTGATTGCGGCGACCTAATACCTAAAGCACGACGCAAAGCAGTACCCGGTGTGCAGCGTTGTGTACCGTGCCAATCGTTAAGCGAGTAGCAAAATGAACAATATCAAAGTGAATTTTAGGTTTATCGCCGCACTGGAAGGTGGCCCACAACTATCCGGCTATGTGCCCGATGCTAAACATTCTAATTCGGGGGTCACTATTGCCACCGGCTTTGATATTGGCCAATGCGATGAAGCGGCACTTAAGTATTTATTGCCCGAATTTATCGCTAACAAATTAAAGCGTTTTTGCTTATTAAAAGGCGAACAGGCGCTAAAAGCCTGTAAGCAGAACCCGCTTAGCATTAACGAAAATGAAGCAACCATTATTGATTTATGTGTAAAGCAGCAATCAACCGATTACTTAGTTACTACTTACAACCAGCACTCAACGGTTGAATTTGAACAACTAAGCGAACCGATGCAAACCGTGATTGCATCGGTTGCTTTTCAGTACGGTCATTTGGCCAAGCGTTGCCCTAATTTTTGGCGCTACGCCATAACGCAAAACACCCAAGCCATGATCAGAGAGCTTGTTGATTTTGGTGACCGATACACTACGCGCCGCTGGCGTGAAGCTAGTTACTTAAAACAGGCAGGGCACTAATTATGGGCTGGTTATCAAACATAGTGGGTGGCAACCCAATAGAAGCCATTGGTAAAGCGGGCGATGCGTTATTTACATCAGACGAAGAACGCCAGCAGTTAAGCAATGATTTAGAAGAAATTAAGCAAAAGCCAATGCTAATGCAAGCACTGGCTAATACCCATGCAGCACAACACCGCTCAACGTTTGTAGCGGGCGCTCGCCCATTTTTACTGTGGGTATGTGGCTTTGGCTTTCTCTTCACGTTTTTAATTAACCCTATTTTGCAATGGATTATGCCAGACGCTGGCACACCAGAGCTGCCAACCGATGTAATGATGGAATTAACCCTAGCATTACTTGGCTTAGCAAGTTTAAGGACAGTCGAAAAAATTAAAGGAGTAGCAAAATGAGTCAGTGGATAATGGTTGCCATATCAACAGCCGCGTTAATTTTGAGTGTATTAGTGCCCATTATTGTGGCGCTGAGCAGAGCAAATAAAGATACAGCCAAAGAGCTAAGCGATCATAAAACCCATGTGGCCGAAACCTACGCCACTAAAACCGATTTTGACAAATTAACCGAACGCATGGAGCGACAACTACAAAACGGATTTGAAACACTCGAAAGACTATTAACCAAATCTAAGGATTAACCCATGAAACAAGCAATTGTATTAACCATCGCCGGTACAGACTTTACTTTTAACATGACCGTGCAAGATCACAGCGACTTTGTTGACCTTGTTGCGCGCGGCGGCTCAATGACTGCAGCGTCACACAACATGGTAATGCGCACTATTGACGACAAGCAAAAAGCAGGTCTTAAAAAGGTACTTGAAAGCTCACCTGGTTCTGAGCTGCAAATTGCATCAACGCTTAAAGCTGAGTTTTCGCCAGTGCTGGAAATTGCCGTAAAAAAATAGAAGGGCTGATTGATTCAATCGACTCGAATCAGCTTGAACAACTGTTTATTTTACGCCGTCACTTCTTGCCACATGAGCAAGACGACGAGCAAAACCTAGCCCGCGCTGGTTGGTTGTATAAAAACCAGCGCGAAAACCTAGAAAACATAATAACCAATGCTGTGTGCAAGGCCTTTGGGGGCAAGTAAATGAGTTTACCGCAACCGCTAATGTTTACCGTTGGCATGATTGACCAAATAACAAAGCCTATTGCCAAAGTAAGCAATAGCTTAAATGGGTTAACCAACGACTACCAACGCGGCACCATGAAAATGGCGTCGGGCGTTGCGGGTATTGCTGCTAGTGGCTATGCACTACAAAACGCATTAATGCCAGCCATTGAAATGGACCGCGCACTAGGCGAGGTTAAATCGCTAGGTGTGCGTGAATCGGCCTTAAAGCAACTGAGTGATACCTCTTACGAATTTGCCCTTAAATACGGTAAATCATCTACCGAATTTGTTAAATCAAGCTACGACATACAAAGCGCGATAGCCGGATTAAACGACAACGACCTATCAGCGTTTACTATGTCGAGCAACGTATTAGCCGCAGCCACCAAAGCCGACGCAGGCGCTATTACCAATTACATGGGTACCATGTATGGCATTTTTAAAAACCAAGCTAATGCTATGGGTAAAAGTGAGTGGGTAGAGCAGCTAACAGGTATGACGGCCACCGCCGTACAAGCGTTTAAAACAACAGGCGCTGAAATGTCATCGGCGTTTACATCAATTGGCGCTGAAGCAACAAGCGCCGGTATTGGTATGAACGAGCAAATGGCCATACTAGGTACATTGCAAGCGACTATGTCGGGCAGTGAAGCGGGTACAAAATATAAATCGTTTTTAGCCGGTGTAGGTAAAGCGCAAGACGCCCTTAATTTAAGTTTTACTGACAGCCAGGGCGCTATGTTGCCAATGGTTGACATACTAAACCAAATTAAAGGCAAATACGGCGAAACCATAGACGTAGCCGAGGGCGACGAACTTAAAAAAGCATTTGGCTCGGCCGAAGCTGTTGGCACTATAAAATTACTAATGAACGATATTGATGGTCTAGGCCAATCAATTGATTCGTTAGGTAACGTAAACGGTATGCAACAAGCTGAAAAAATGGCAATGAGCATGACCGACCAAAGCGAGCGACTAAGCCAAAGCTGGTTTGTTATTCGCGCTGCGTGGGGCAGTGCAATACTCCCCGTATTTAACGACTTTGTTGGTTTAATTGCCGACATGGGCACAGGTGTAGTGGCCTTTACTGAAGAGTTTCCAACGCTTACTAAATATATTGGCTATGGCGCCGTTGCGTTACTTGGTCTTGTTGCTGCAGGTGGTTTGTTCACGCTCATAATGGGCGCGGGCAAAATGGCTATGGTTGCATGGGGAGTGGGTGCAATGGCATGGGCAGCTATTAATGCTGTGCTTACATCGGGGTTAAGCGCTTTAAGAGCTGTAATGTTTGCGGTAAACCTCGTGATGTACGCCAACCCTATCGGTTTAATTGTAGCTGCAGTGGCCGCTGCGGTCCTTGCCGTAGGTGCTCTGATTTATTACTGGGACGATTTAAAAGCAAGCTTTGCTGATATTAGTTGGGTAAGCGTTTTGCTTACGGGTCTTGAATACGCGTGGAAAGCAGTTGAAGTGTTATTTGCGCCAATATTGTGGGCTATAAAGCAATTGGCTGATTTAGCTGGCATTGAAATAGACACCAGTTATGAAGGAATAAAAGGCTCACTAAATATTGCTGCAATAGAACCCGTTAAAAGCCGTGTTGAGCGCGGCGGTATTAGCCAACAAATAAGCAACGCAAACCAACAAAAATCAACAAGCGTTGGCACGGTTAACGTATATCCAGCCAAAGGCGAAACCAACTATATGAACTTTGTTGAGATGCACTCATGAGTATTTACCGCGACTTACAAATATTAAATGGCGATGTGGTATTAGATGCCGTTAAAAACCCGACTTATTTAACCGATCGTGACGTAATAGCCCAAGACATAGTGCACGCTATTTTAGACACCGGCCTTGCAAATTTATTAGTAAGCGATAGAGGAACCAGCGTTACTAACGACACCCAAACAAAAATAAAACTACTGGTGGAAGATGACGTTCGCATTATGCCAGGCACGGTGCAAGTTCAGCAAAACGAAATAAACAAAGGCCAGTGGTGGGTGTACGCACAAACAATAGACTTCGGTGAAATTTCATCGTTATTAGTAGAGGCACAGTAGATGGCTGATGAAACCCCAACAATTAATTTTACCCGTATTGTAGAAAATGCAGGTATTCCTACCACAGAAGACGGGTGGAAAACCTTATTTAAGCAAGACGTAGAAGACCAAGGCAGCATTATAGCCAATGACTCTATTTACTCACCTTTTTGGCGATTGATTAGCGCCATCGTGGCGAAGCCTGCAACGTGGATAGTCAACAAAGTATTAATTGAAAAAATACTCCCCAACTTATTTCTGCAAACAGCCACCGACAGCGACTTTATTGAAGCCAAAGCTTGGGAGCACGACCTAACACGTAAAAGCGAAGAGCGCACCCAAGGCAAAGTGCGTTTTAAGCGCGCGGCAAGCCTTGGCCCTAGCCTACTGATTAGCGCAGGAACGGTAATACAAACCGATGCCATAAACGGGACGGTTTACCGAGTGCTAACTGTTGATGATGTAATACTGCCAGAAAACCAAAGCAGCATATTAGTAAACGTAATTGCAGAAAACGCCGGTGCAGCCTACAACTTAGGCGCTGGGTATTACCATATATTACCGGAATCAGTAACAGGCATTGGCAGTGTAAATAACGACGCTGAATGGATTGATGTGCTGGGAGCGGATGCTGAAAGTAATCAAAACTTAAAGCTTAGAACACGTAATGCATTTACCGCTGCGGCACCTTGGCATATTGATGCCGTATATACCGCCATTATGACTGAGCGATCAGGCCTTGATACCGACAACATATATTTTGAACACGACGCACCGCGCGGACCTGGTACAGCAAATGCCTTTATTTTGTTAGACATTGGCGAGCCTTCGCAAATATTACTTGATGATTTAAACGACTATGTAATGCAGCAAGGGCACCACGGCCATGGCGACGATATTTTAGTATTAGCAATGCCGGGTGTATTGGTTGATATAGGGGTAACTGTTTATTTAGTTAATACCTTAACCAATGAAGCCGCCAACGAAGTTAAGCAAGAAATAGACAACTTTATACGCTGCGCATTTAGAGAAAACACCGACTATACAGCCACTAAAACACTGCCAACAAGCCGTTTTAGCTTTAGCCGGTTAAGCCAAGAACTACACCGTAACTTTGCTGATATTGAATCACTAAACTGGCACCAAGGCGACATTACCAGCGCAAATGATGTGCCGCGTCTAGGTTCGTTAACCGTTGACCTTGGGAGCTAACCATAATGGCGTTTGATTTTAACGTAATTACTAAAATGCCTTATTGGTTGGCTCGCCCAGCCAGTGAGCTGGATAAATTACGCAAAGGCGCTGTTATTTATTGGCACCGTTTAAGTGATTTATTGGCATGGCCTGCAAAGCAGCTTGACCCAATGACAGCCGAAATTGAATTAGTGCACTTATTAGCGTGGGAACGTGACGTAGAGCAAATACCCCAAGAAGACGAAGTAATGTACCGAGTGCGCGTTAAGTTTGCACTGCAATTTGCAAAAGGGGCAGGGAGTACCGAAGGTTGGCTTGCAATGTTTAAAAAGCTCGATATGCCTTATGTAGAAATAGCTGAGCGTTTTTCGGTATCTGACTGGGACGTTATAAATCTAAAACTTACGGATGATGATTTAGGCGAGCGGCAGAACCTTATTAATTACATTGTTAGGCAATACGGGCGTACAGCAAGGCGTTACCAGTATCAAACAGTAGCAGAAATGAATACTTACGGTGGCTTACAGTCATTTGATAACCATAGCGATTACACCGTTGCAAAAATAGATCAGGAGAGTTAAACCATGTCACAAGTAGTTACTAACGCAGGCGAAGCCTTATTTGCCCAAAAAGCGCAGGCAAATGAGCAGTTAGATATTGATACGTTTATTTTTGCTTATGTTCCAGGACAAGATTCGCAAGCACCGGTAGACCGCAACGAAGGTTTACCGCCTACAGCCCAGCAAGTGCATACCCAACCCGTTCAGCAAGTCGGTCGCATTAATAACAACACGGTGGTTTACTCAACCGTATTAAACAGCTTAACAGGCCCGTTTGAATTTAACTGGGTTGGCTTATATTCATCTGTAAATAATACGCTGGTAGCTATTAGCCATGTAAAAAGCGTAAACAAAACAATTACAGAATTAGGCAATGCAGGTAATACGCTAAACCGTAACTTTGCCATTGAGTATTCAGGCATTAGCGATATAACGGGTATTACAGTTGCACCAGAAACATGGCAATTAGATTTTAGTGCGCGTTTAGCTGGCATGGATGAATTAACACAAAACTTAGCAATGGATATGAACGGCCGTGATTGGTTTATAGGTGATGGGTTTAAGGTAGAGCCTACAGAAAATGATGATGAGTTTAGAGTAATTGCAGGCGTTGGTTACGTACACGGTATGCGTGTAGAGCTTGAACAAGACTATGTATTTAGTGTGCAGAGCTACCCGCAAAATGTATATGTTGATGTTTGGTTTGATGGCGATGCAAGCGGTGTATGGAAAACAAACGTAAGTATTATATTGCCTACTGATAATCCTAATAATTATGAGGATGCAGAAGGGAAAAAGCATTATTTAACGCAAATAGCATTTATTGACTCTATTTATGAAGCACTTGATACCCGTTTAAAAAGTAAAATAGAAAAAGATTTAAATACGCTTATTAGTGACGTATTTAGAAATCAAAATAATGAAATAATAGATGTTTTTATAGTATATGGGCAGTCAAACGCGAGAGGGACACCATTAACAACTGATGGAAAAATTGAATATATATCTGATAAAGCGTTTATGTATGATGGGAGTGAGGTAGTAAAGCTATCTACTAAGATGAGAACCCAGAATGATGGTGATTCGATTGGTTCTGCTTGGCCTGCCTTTGCAAATGAGTACATTGCAAAGACAGGTAGAAAATGTGTTATTGCAAATTGTGCAAAGGGATCACAATCCATTAAGGACTTACAAAAAGGTGAGTCGAATACTAACTATAGTGGATTAGTTGATTGGCATAATGAAGTGGTAGCGATGATTTCTAACAACGGAAACATAGTAGGAAATGTGTCAATTCTTTTCAATCAAGGCGAACAAGATCAAAAATTGCAAACAAGTTACAAAGACTATTACAGTTTTTTGCATCAGTTATGGATGGATATTAAAAGTGATACAACGATAACTCAATTATTCATTTGGGAGCTAGGTCTTCATTTAGGATCTTCAATAAGAGGTGCATGGGCTATACAAGCTGCACAGAGGCTGTTTTGTAATGATAATGCTGATGTTTGTATGGCTTACGACAAGTTAGGAGGATTTAATTCATCTAATGGACTAAGTGATAACGCCCATTTAACCCAAATTGGTTATAACAAAATGGGAAGAGAAGGTGCAAAAGCGGTTGCTTCAACTTTATTTGACAATGGTGTAGCTAGTGATGATTCGCCGAATAAAAATGGCACATTAGAATTGTCGAGTTTTCAAAAGTGGCAATATGCAACGGCTACTTTTACTAAAAATAATGGTAGTTGGGACTATAATAATACAACAGGAAGGTCAGGGTCTTTTATTATAGAAATTGATGATGAAAGCGACCTAAATGAACTAAAACTTAAAGTAAGTAGCCCAGTAAAACAATATATACATTATTCGATTACAGCTGAACAACAACAGGCATCTGTGGGTATTTCGCCTTGTATGCGAGTTAATAGTAATACTGATGAAACTTCAAACGATTATGTAGGAGTAAAATTTTTTATAAATAGTCTGCCTATAAGAGTTGATTTAGAGCAGCAAACAATGGATGTAGACTCTTTGGGTAGCTCACTAAATTATGGTGAACTGCTTAACAGTATTACTGCTGATTGGGGCATAGGCTCACTAGATTTAATTACACCTAATCAAAACGGCCTGCCTTATGGCTCTATAAGAGGTGCAGTTGGTAAACATTTACGTGTTAATTCATTAGGAACAACGAGTACGAAAGTTAGGTTAACTGATTTAGCAGATGAACCTATTAATGATTCAATCAATTTAACTTTAAATAATGTAGAGATTCCACTGGCAGATATTCCTAACGGTGTTGAGGTGTCTGTAGGGTTAATATTCTCAACATATAGGGTTTAGGTTTATGCAACTAAACTCATTAGTAATTAATCTTAAATCACTCCGCATTATTGCAAGCCTTGAGCTTGCCAGCGAGGATGCAAGCGGCCAATCATCCAGTACCGACCAAGCTGAAACAGGAACTAAAGCTAAAAAGCTGACGGTGAGTGGTTTATTACCATTCACTAAGGCTGATCATTTAGCTGAGCTGTTTACATTGGCCGAAGCAACTGAAAGTGGTGCGCGTTCTATTTATCGTATAAGTAACCCCACGGCCAGTGCAATGGGTGTTAAGCAAGTGCGCTTTAGTAGCAAGATTGAAGCGGTGGAGCAAGAAACCACACGCCAATGGGCTGTAAGTTTTACGCTGAGCGAATACCGATCAGTACCACAAAAAGTGGAAGAACGTACACCCGATGCAACGGCCAATGTGCAAGGCGGTGATACTGGTGTTCAATATGCAAATATTAGCCAGCATTTAAACGAAAACTTTGCCGCATTGAGAACAGTATAATGGCGACGGCTAACGCGCGTTTTTTATCACGTGCTTATGTCAACGATTCAAAAGTTGATATGAAAGAGCACTGGATAGTACTGCAATCATCAACGCCAGGTACATGCCAAATTACGGTTAATCAAAAGGCTGTTAAATTGGCACCGGTTGCGGTTGATTTAGGCTGGGGTGATATGGTCGACCGTGTATTTAGCGGCTATGTTGAGCGTGTAATGCCAGCAGTAAATGGCTGGTATACATTGTTTTGCCGTGAATGGGCTGCATCGCTTGCTTATAATTTAAGTGTAATGCTGCGCCACCCAACTATGCGTCAGGTACTTGACGAAATTACTCATCAAACAGGTATAGAGTTTGTTATACCAAACGCTGCTTATGTTGATACGGCCATACCGTGTTTTTACTCTGATTGCTCAGGCTATGCCATTTTAAATAACATAGGCCGCGCATTTAAGATTGATGATTTTGTATGGTATCAGCAGGGCAACGGTAAAGTTTACGTGGGCAGTTATGCTGATTCGTTTTGGTCTGATAAACCAATTTCTATAGCGAACGGCCTAATGACAGATCATCAAGCAGGTAAAGCTGCCACTATGCCAGCCGCCCCAATGATACGCCCAAACGTAACCGCTAATGACGAACGTATAACAGCGGTTGAGTTTAAAGGCACTAACATGCAGATAAGTTGGTGAATATGGATAAATCAATTCAAAGAATAGTGCGCCGGTTGTTTCCAGAACTAACCGGACAATTACATTTACCGCGCTGGGGTAGAGTAGTTGCATTGCCTGAACTACCAACTGATGATGGCGAACGCGGTAGCGATGCATTCTACCCACGCTATGCTGTTAATGTTCAGCTTATTGACGAAAACGGAACAGACACCAAATCAAAGCCACTTCAAGCCGTGCCGTTACCATTACCAGGTGCGGGTGATAAAGCAGGTCGATTAGAACCGCCGGCTATTAATTCTATTGTAGAAATTGGCTTTGCCTATGGCCGAGCTGATAAACCGTTCATTAGAACAGTATTACCTTTTGGCTGGGACTTACCTGCTATTAAAGAAGGTGAAACCCGTACCCAAGTACGTGAAGGGGTTTATCAACACATTGATGACGCTGGTAACTTTGAAAACAAAACCGACGAATCATTAAAAGACATCATCGGCAAATTAGCCGACCTACAATGTGAAACCCGCAAAGTAATAGCAACTAAAGAGCAAGACCACCGTAGCCCAAAAACATGGTTAGGCAGTGAAGGCGAAAACGTACTTAAGTTATTATCAGAACTAATGGCAACAGTCAGTGCCTTGGCTAACACATGCGCAAGCCACACACACCCGGGCGTCGCTGCAGGAACCGCAAAAACCCAAGTACCAGAACAAGCCGGAGACTTTAGCGGTCAAGCATCACAAGCCGACAGCCAAAAAGGCAGGCTCGACCCAATAACAAAATAACGCACAAGCCCTACAATCAAACCCAGCCACTCGCTGGGTTTTTTATTGCCCGCCATTCACTGCAGTAAAGTTATCACCGTCTATGTTGGGCAGTGTAGTTTCAGCCACGGAAAACAACCCCACACAGAATGTATGCCACGAAATCCGCACTCTTCCTCACCCTCCTGCGCGCTCTTTATCGTTATTTTATTACAGTTTTAAAGTACTTCATTTAAAGCGCCAGCCAGCGCCCTATATAAGGTTCTTAGCAGATCAAAGATCTGAAAAGATCGTGATTAATTTCACTGTTTTACAGTTTAACCGCCTGTAATTCATAATAAATAAAACAAAATAGAATTGCCAAACAATAACTTAGCTCGTTTACGTGAGGTTTTGAGGATCAATAGTTTTTTTTGGGTTAACTAAAAAGTTACTTTAAAACATGAGCTTAATAATGACTTAAACTGAAAAGTAGTAAATTTGTTTTTGGATGTAAAATAAGCTATTTTTAAAAAATGGAATAAATAAATAGAGAAAAAAATGGACCCATTTAATTCGTTACCAACAAGAAGTATGTCAGATATGGCTGAACTTCTATCACCTCCAGGCTTACCTGAGATAAAAAACCAAAATTCAGCTTCTGAGTTTCATGATAGATTGATTGCATGGATTAATGATTTTCATCGTGGTTTAGATGATGAACATGAAGCTGGTGCACAGCTAGTTAACTTTGGACAATCTATTACATTTCATATTGAAGATATAGGGTATTGGAACCCATCATTAATTTCATTCATTGGAAAAAATGAGAATGGAGAAACTATTAAGCTTGTACAACATGTGTCACAAATAAGTGTTTTATTGATAGGACTAAAAAGAACTAATTTAGAGCAACCTAAAAGACCAATAGGCTTTGCTAGTTGGGAAGAATACGACACAGAAATGAAAGATTAATTTGAATTAGTCTCTAAACTTCTCATGCAATTTATGCGGGAATAATTGCGTATAAACTTGCCACAAAATATTTAAATTACGGTGGCCTGTAACTTGGGCCACTTCTTCAATTGAATAACCTTTTTCAAATAATCGGCTAGCGCCTTCGCGGCGTAAATCGTGATAGCGCAAATCTTCAATACCTAACGAATTACGCACCCGCTGAAAACCAGCAGTAACCGATCGTGAGTTATAAGGAAATATCAAAGCATCATTTCTAGGCTGCTTAATTGCAATATCAAATGAGCCAGCTAGCAAAGGCACAATCATATGATTACCTTCTTTCTTGCGCGGGTCCTTTCTATCGCGGACTAAAATAGTTTTGTGAGCTTCGTTTAAATCTTCCCAGCGCAGTTTGCAAACTTCACCAATACGCATGCAGGTTAAAATACTAAAATCTAAAATATCTAAAAAAGGAATGCGCACTTTACCGTTTGGCCTGTAGTCCATGCGTTCCTTTAAGCCTTCACGCAATTTATCTAATTCATTATCGGTAGGGCGGCGTGTTCGCTTTTGGCTTTTGCCAACTAACCCCATTTCGATTAGCACCGGTACTGCGTCTTCAAATATTTTATGGTTAGCATCAATATTCCATACTGGCCCAGCCTTTTTCATAACACTGCGCAAATATGCAATATCATGATAAATAGTCGCAGGCCCTGCACCAGCGCTACGCCTATTTTTACAATGTTCAATTAAATCACTAGTGCGTAACTCATTTGATAAAACCGATGCTATGTCGCAATCAATCAGCATCTTAATAACAAATTGTTTAGTACGGCCTGTAGCATTCCATAAATCATGGTTTTCATAATACATATTCATCAGGGTGCCTAGGGTGACCACTTGCTTTGTTTCAGTCACCCTCGATTGCTCAATATCGTTAACTTGTTTCTTGCCCCAGCTCTCAGCCAACACTCTTTTACTGAATGTTTTACTTTCATTGTGTATAATCTTGCCCTTAGATTTCTCGCGTACTACGCACTTATAGCGGTAGTCGCCTGAAGCAAGACGGCGTTTTTCGATATTATATGAAGCCAT